CTAACACTGATACTAAGGGAACAGTTTGCATTACAGGAAAGTTAAAAAGCTATCCAACTAAAGCCGCCGCACAACAAGTATTAATAAAGAACGGCTATCTAGTAAAGGATAATCTCACAAAAGATGTAACTATCTTAGTTAATGAGAGTGGAATCGAAAGTGCAAAAACCAAGAAAGCAGAAGAAATGGGTATAACAATAAACCAAAACTTAAAAGAACTTATTTAGGAAAATTAAATCATGGCATTACCAAAATGGACAGACGAAAGGACTCAATCTCTAGTAGATTTCGTAGGAAGTGAGAGCCCAATATCCCAAGGAACAGTTGCAAATGCAGCAGAACACTTGGAAACATCAACTCGTTCAGTATCAAGCAAATTGAGAAAGATGGGTTTTGACGTTGAACTAGCTTCAGCATCAGCAAGCAAGTCTTTTTCAGACGAGCAAGAAGCAACTTTACAAGCATTTGTTACAGACAACTCAGGTTCTTACACATATGCTGAAATTGCAAGCAACTTTGAAGGTGGACACTTCTCAGCTAAATCAATCCAAGGAAAAATTCTTTCTATGGAATTAACAGAGCATGTTAAACCTGCTCCTAAAGTTGAGACAGTTAGAACTTATACTCCTGAAGAAGAAGGCACATTTGTAGAGATGGTTAACGGTGGATCTTTCGTAGAAGAAATCGCTGACGCTCTTGGCAAATCTGTTAATTCAATTAGAGGTAAAGCTCTTTCACTTCTAAGAAGTGGCGAAATTAACGCTATTCCAAAGCAAAAAGAAACTAAAGGATCAAGCAAAGCTGACGTACTTGCTGATATCGATATTACTGACATGACTGTAGAGTCAATTGCAGATCAAATCGGTAAAACAGTAAGAGGCGTGAAAACTATGTTAACAAGACGTGGTTTACAGTGTGCTGATTACAACGGTGCAGCTAAAAAAGATATCGGTTAATCCGCAGTATTCAATTTAGTCGGTGGAGGCACTCTTGTGCCTCTGCCATTTTTAATTTTTGAGAGAGTTATACAGTGAATATTGCATCAGCGTTACTAAAACAGATTATAGTTCAGAAAGATTTAGACACATGGTCTAAGTTAAAAGAACATTACCTACCTGGTGAATATCAGTCAATATTCCGCATCCTTGATAAACACATAGACAATTATCAAGACCTCCCCCAATTTGAAGATCTCCGATATGAAGTGCGAGATCGACAACTTTCCGAAAAAATATTCGCAATCGAATCAGTTGAAGTCGAAGTAGACGCATGGCTTTTACTTGATTATCTCAAAAATGAATATGCACAAGTAGAAATTCTAGATGAACTTGATACTTACATTGACAACACAGTTGCGATGGCTAGTGCAGAAGAAAACATAGAACAACTCCAAGAAATAGTATTAAGGGTAAGTGACAAGGTAGATGTCAAGCCACCCGAAGAAAGTATGCAGAGCATATCTTTATTCGAGGATGACAAAGAACTATCGAGGTATTTACCCTTAGGACTTAATAGTGAGTATGACTCACAGATTCAGTTCTCACCCAAAGACTTAGTGCTAGTTGGCGGGCGACGAGGAGCAGGTAAGTCCGTTACCTGTTGTAATTTAGCAGCAAATGTTTACGATTCAGGTCGTAGTGCTCTTTATTTCACTATAGAAATGGACAGCAGATCAATCCTTCAAAGGATTTGTTCTGTATCAACAAAAATACCATTAAAAAGACTACGCAGTAAAATGCTATCCGCTGAAGAGTGGAATCTAGTAGGCGGCTGGTGGGCAGGTAGATTTGACGGTGGACATGAATTGTTACCAGAGTTTGTAAAAACACATGACTTTGATACATTTCATAAAAACCTAACAAAACTACCTCTCCACAAAGAAAAGCAATTGGATGTTATTTATGATCCAGCTTTAACTCTCTCAAAAATACAGTCAGAGCTAGATAAAAAAGTCAACCAACTTGATGTTGGTGTGGTTATTGTTGATTATCTTAACCAAGTCAAACGCCACAATGCACCAAGTCGTTCAGGTCAATATGATTGGACAGAACAGATTGAAGTCAGTAAGAAAATGAAACTATATGCTCAGGAGTATGAAACCCTATTCTTTGCCCCATACCAAACAGATGCTAGTGGAGAGGCTAGATTTGCAAAAGGTATACTTGATGCAGCAGACGCTGCTTATGCATTGGAGACTTGGGATCAACAAGATGAGTGTATGACTTTTAATTGTGTAAAAATGAGAAGCAACAGGATGGAAAGCTTCACAAGTGCAGTAGATTGGGAAACCTTGAAGATTGGTCCGCAGTCTGCACTAAATCCTAAAGAGAAAGAAAATATAGAAAACAGTATGAAAACAGGAGAAGATGTAGATGACATTTAGATGGCAACCATGGGTTTTAAGCCTATACATATATGGGGCATTTGACCCATTGATTCTAACTATCGCTGCATTAGTAAATAGATTATGATTTTATATACTGAAGCACAATTAATGATTGCATATACTAGATATGTAAGAACACTAAAAGAAAGCAATATTCGTATTGCTCCGCCAACAATAGAGGAGTTTCGTGTGATTTACGAAACAGAACTCGAAGAACAACTATGGGATCAGTTAGATGACTAAAACAGAGAAAGCCGCATTACAAGAATCTGTACTACAGGTAGGCGCTGCTCTTGTTATTAACTTTCCACTACAAACATTCCTACTATGGCTATTCATAGAAAAATGGGGATGGACAAGTGCATTTTTGATATCACTAACAACTACTTTTATATTTACAGTAGTTGCATTGATACGAACATACATGATTCGTATGGAAATTGAGAAGAGACGTAGACATGGCTTATGGAGAAAAGTAAGAAATGGCGGCAGATAGAATCAGTAAGGAAACGGCAGAGTTAGTAGCTCTGCCTCCCTACACATGGGAAACACGATCAGTTAAATTTCTATTGAATCAGAAAAAGATTTATCAGAATATAGAACGAGTACCAATAAATGAACCACTATATGATAGTGTTTTAAAACATGGTATTGAATCTCCTATATTGTGTATGCCCAACTATTATCCAATCGCAGGAAGTCAAAGAATGAGAGTGATGTGGGAAATAGTAAGAAAACACCATGATGGATGGATGTTTAAAACAATGAATATTAAAGTTTGCCGTTTTGATAAAGAATGGTGGAACATGTTTTACTTATGGGGAGATAAAAAAGAAAGAGATCGAATGATTGCAATTTGGTTTCAAATGGCAGAACTTGCTTGGAAAAGTAAGTATTATGAACACGAAACAGACCCAAGTGGTAAAAAGATGACAGACTTTGAAGAACTTGGAGATCAACTAAAAGGATGGAAACACAAACAATGAAAGTATTTTTAGAACACTTCTTTTATGCACTAACAATGGCAATAGTCTTAGCAATACCAGTTATTGGATTAGTGCTTATGTTATCACCTTACTTTACATGACAGTAGAAGAACTATTACAAGAACGAAAGATACCGTACAAGCTATCTCCAGCAGATGCTATTGTTAAATGCTTGAACCCCGAGCATGATGACAGTAATCCAAGTATGAGAATTGATAGAATTACAGGTGTATTCAACTGTTTTTCTTGTGGGTTTAAAGGTAATTTATTTAACCACTACGATGCTCCTTCGAATCCGTTGGATATTCGTAGAGAAAAACTCAGAAGAAAAGTAGAAGAAAAAAGAGCATCTTCCGTAGGATTGAAGATGCCAAAGAATTTTATGCCTTATGTAGGTAACTGGAGAGATATATCTCCAGACTCTTACAAAAATTTTGATGCCTTTGTGCATCCAGACAAACCATTTACAGGCAGAATTTCTTTTCCAATTAAGGACTTGACAGGGAGAATAGTGGCGTTTAACTGTAGAACACAGTCTATGACTGATGTTCCTAAATACTTAATCCATCCCCCAAAGGCAGTATTACCACTATTCCCTGCTCGAGTCCAACCTATAAAAGGTAGAGTAATATTAGTAGAGGGTATCTTTGATATGCTAAATCTACATGACAAGGGACTAGAAAATGTCGTGTGCTGTTTTGGTACTAGAAATGTAGATATCGAAAAACTAAAACTATTAAAAATGCAAGGTGTGGAATCAGTAGACATACTATTTGATCCAGACGAAGCAGGACAAGAGGCTTCAATCAAGATACAAGAAATGTGCGAGATTGCAGAGATATTGTCGAAGAATGTAAAAATACCGATTGCTCTTGGGGATGCTGGAGCACTCAACAAAGAAAAAGTAAAACAATTAAAGGAACAATTATATGGCTAAAATAGCACTAATCGAAAGTAAACCTAGTCGGAATGACTATGTGAAACTTTTTAACAACGAGTTTGATTTTGACAAGTATGAATTATGCTCTGATCCAACAGTAAAGAAAGTACTAAAACGAGACTGCGATATCGAAATAGATATTGATGCTTATGACTGGCTTATACTCATAGGCTCAGAATCATTAAAGTTCTTTACAAATCAGAACTCAGTCACAGAATACAGCGGAAGAGTTGTAGATGACAAATTTCTACCAGTAATAAACCCAGCAATGATAACATTCAAGCCAGAGGCGAAGAAAGTATGGGATGAATCTAGTAGTAATATAACGAAGTATATTAAAGGAGAACTCAAACAACAGAAACTTGGAGATGATAAATGTTATGGCATTACAGAAAGTGCTGACTTATATGTATTTCTAGACAACGCATTGAATCATGATAATGATTTTATCGCACTTGACTCTGAGACTTCAGGACTCTATCCAAGAGATGGGTATATGTTAGGTATAAGTCTATCTTATGAACCAGAGCATGGCGCATACATTAGTTCTGATTGTATTGATGAAAAAGCAGAACAATTGCTGCAACAACTCTTTGATAAAAAGAGAGTAGTATTTCATAATGCTAAATTTGATTTAGCGTTCTTTGAATATCATTTTGGATTTAACTTTCCAAGATTTGAAGATACTATGCTACTACATTATATGTTAGACGAGAATCCTGGCACACATGGTTTAAAACAACTATCTTTGAAGTATACTCCCTATGGAGATTATGAGAAAGGTATGTATGAGTGGATAGATGATTATTGTCGTAGAAATGGTATACTCAAAGGTAGCTTTAGTTGGGATATGATTCCTTTTGAAATTATGCAAGACTATGCAGCAATGGATGCTGTATGTACATTCCTGCTCTTTCAAAAGTTTGAAAATGCCTTAGTAAAAAATGAAAGACTATATGGAGTATATAAAGATATTCTTATACCAGGTTGTAGATTTCTAACAGATATACAAGATACTGGTGTGCCTTTTGACAAAGAAAGATTGCAGACATCTTCAGTCCTAATGCAAGAACAAATTGATGAAGCTATACAAAAGTTATACACTTATCCAGCTATTAAAGAGTTTGAGCATTCACAAGGCAAAGACTTTAATCCAAATAGTACAATGCAACTAAGAGCCTTATTGTTTGATTACTTAGGTCTCAAGCCCACAGGTAAGAAAACAGGAACGGGTGCGGACAGTACTGATGCTGAAGTGTTAACTCAACTTGCAGAAGAACATGAAGTACCACAATTAGTATTAGATATTCGTCAAAAAGTAAAAATTAAAACTACTTATCTTGATAAGATATATCCACAGCTTGATAAAGATAGCAGACTTCGTACTGGATTTAACCTACACGGTACAACATCAGGTCGCCTATCTTCTAGTGGTAAAATGAATATGCAACAGATACCTAGAGACAATCCGATTGTCAAAGGATGTATCAAAGCTAATCCTGGCAAGAAAATAGTTGCAATGGACTTAACAACAGCAGAGGTTTATTGTGCAGCTGTACTTGCGAATGATAAAGCATTGATGGAAGTATTTAAGAGTGGAGGAAACTTTCACTCAAACATTGCAAAGCTCGTGTTTAATCTTCCTTGTGAAGTAGATGA